TAATGATACGGCGACCACCGAGATCTACACTCTTTCCCTACACGACGCTCTTCCGATCTCGAGCTTCTATCAAATGCAGCAGGCGTTGCAGAGTGCGCTCTATAACGTCATCCGCGCGGACCTGGATCGGGACGCGAAAATCGCCGCACAGCAAAACATCTGCGAGCAGTTCGCGGAAGCCATGACTGAATTCTTCCCGAAGTATCTGGATCAGTTGACGGAGAGCTACGGGGACAGCCTGTCCTATTGGTCCAACGACGATTTTGAACACAAAGCCGCCGGGAAAACCAAGCGCGTGGCGGGAGAAGACTTACCCGCGAGTGCCTTCGCCTACGTGGGCGACAAGGCCGACACCTCGACCTGGAAGCTGCCCTACAAATTCTCAACCGACGAGAAAACGAAGCGGCACATCCGCAATGCCCTGGCAAGGTTTGGGCAGACGCAAGGCATTCCGGAATCGGAACGCGCCGGCGTGTTGGCGAAATTGAAAGCCGCCGCAAAAAAATACGGCATCACCGTCAGCGACGATACGGGCAAAGCCGTCGTCGCCGCCCTGGAACACAAACTCGGTGCCCGCTTCAGCGCCGAGACCAAGCAAGCCATTTCCGATATCTGTGGGAATCTTGAGGACATCTACGACAACCTCTATGATTCCCACGACAGTTTACAGGCACTGATCGACGGAGCCGCTAGCGATGACAAAGCCGCGCAGCACTCCATCACCGACAGCCGCCCCATCGAAGTCCGAGCCGGCCGCAAGACCACCGCAGTCACGACTGTGGCCATCGAAGACCACTCGGCAGCCCAAAGCCTGATCGACGAGATCGGGTCGCTGATCCCGCGCGCCTGACGGGAAATTTCACAAAAGGACAACATTCTATGAATGAGTTGGAGAAGCAACTCTCCGATCTGAAGGGAGAGTTGAAGACTTACTTCGACAAGGCTGCCGAACAACAGAAAGCGTCCGGCACCATGTCCGAAGAATTGAAAGGCAAGATCGACACGCTGCAAAAGCAAGTCGATGCCATCGACGTCAAGATGGCCGAGAAACACGTGGCCAGTCAACCCGAGCAAACCCTCGGGGACTTTCTGCAGAAGCATGAAGGGCTGCAGCGACTGTTGAAGGACAAGTCGGGCAACTGCGTGATCCACATCCCGGGCAAACAAGCCGGGCAGATCATGGAACGCAAGACCAACATCACGGACTCCGCCGTGGGCTTGGCGACCTCCGGAGTCTTACTCCCGGAGCGGATTCCCGGCATCGTCCCGGAAGCGCGGCAGCAACTGACCATGCGCGATGCATTTGTCGCACGGCCGACAACCGCCGCCTTCATTGATTTCGTGAAGGTCAATGCAGCCCCGAAAGCGGCCTCTCCGCAGACCGAGGCGAGTGATAAAGGCGAGAATGCGATCACATTTACTACTGTGTCGGAGAAGGTAAGGACCCTAGCAACCTGGATCCCGGCCTCCCGCCAAGTGCTCGACGACTTCGGCGAGTTGATGGCCTTCCTGCAGACCACATTGCCGTACTACGTCGACTTGTTGGAAGACCAGCAATTGCTCTCGGGCGATGGAAACGACCCGAACCTGCACGGGCTGACCCCGCAGGCGACGGCCTTCGATACCACGCTGACACCCGCCGCAGCCGGCTGGAACAAGATCGATCTGATCGGCCGAGCGGTGCAGCAGATCAACGCGGCGAAAGAATTGACGCCGACGTTTCTCGTGGTGCATCCCACGGACTGGTGGGGCATGAGACTGACCAAAGATAGCTATGGTCGTTACATCATGGGCGATCCCATGCAGTCCGCGGGCATGGCGGTCACTGGCGGTGTGGTGCAGAACGGGCTGAAGCTGTTCGACCTGATGCCGATCGTCACCACCAGCATGACGTCGGGAAAGTTTCTAGTCGGCTCAGGTAGTCCGATCGCGGCGGAAATCCGGGATCGCATGGACATGACCGTGGAAATCGCAACCCAGCATGCTAGCTTCTTCACGGCCAATTTAATTGCAGTGAGAGCTGAGCGCCGCGTCGCATTCCTCACGAAGAGGCCGGCCTCGTTCATTTACGGGACCTTTACGACCAGTCCGTAAACCTAACTAGTTAGGTGATTGAGCCTCGCTCTGAGGTGTGATCCAGTCGGAGCCACTGATCGTTGATAGCGGTCAGTGGCCCCTTGACACTCAGGAAGGATTGGTCTCCCGAATGCCCACCAAAAAGATACTCAAGAAATGATACTCATTGCCCACCGGCAACTGACCGGCGTGTATGGCACGGTCTCGGATGGGGAACAATTCGAGTGTCCCGACGCCATCGCGGAGAACTTGATCGAGCGCAACTTGGCGCACAAAGCCGAACCACCCCAGATTCTGTATGAAACCAAAGTCATCGAACGGGCGCCCGAGGTGAGTCCCGTCACGCCCTTTTGTGACCTGCCTGTGCGTCACGAAGAACCGACGGAACTGGCTGCCGAAAGCAATCGCGTGTTACCAGAGCCAGACGTATCCGCACCGCGAGTTACTGATCGTGGCCGACGGCGCGACCGTAAACGATCTGCTTCCACCGGATGACCCGTCGCTCCGATTACTCCACATTGAAGAAGGACGCACGATTGGAGAAAAGCGAAACTTCGGCTCGTCTCAAGCACGGGGAGACATCATTGCCAGTTGGGATGACGATGACCACTCGGCGCCCGAACGGTTGCAGGATCAAGTCTCGCGACTGTTGCAGAGCGGGAAGGCCGTCACACTCTATTCCTCGATGCGATTCACCGATGGGCAGTCCTGGTGGTTGTATCAGGGAGGACCGCGGGATGAGCGGATCTATCACGCGCCCGGGACCTCACTCTGCTACCTCAAGCGCTGGTGGCAAGCGCATCCCTTTCCGTCCTGCCAAGTGGGCGAAGACGGCGACTTCATGAGTGAAGCCTACCGGTGGAATGAACTGATTGCGTCGGATGCCGGAGAACTGATGCACGCGAGCATTCACCGGGGGAACACCAGCCCGCGGCCGTTGAGCGGGAAGCGCTGGAGACGGATCGAACCACAATAACAATCGACAGCGGAGGCATTCCGATGAAACGCATTGCACTGATTCTGCTGGTGCTGCTGCCCCCTGCTCTACTGGGGCAGAGTACCACCAACTACAACCAGCACCGATTCTGGGTCGGCACGGCTCCCTCATCGACGACGATCATCGCGACCGGGACCGTGTATCTGGAAGCGGCCGTGTTCAGCACCGGAGCGTCCAGCGACACCATTACCATGACGGATCGGAGCGGGGCCTGCTCGGGAAACTGCGCGCTCCTGTCGGCGGTGTCCATTGCGGCGAACACGACCTATGCGGTGCCCTTTCATCACGCCGTGGCAATCAATGGCTTTTCCATTGCGAGCGGCAGCGGCAACGTCACCGCCAACCTCCACTATGACACGCAAATTCAGCCTTAGCGTGGTGAGGAACAAGACTATGGCTTACCGGCTTCGCACGTTGCTCGTCCTGTTCAGTGTCACGATGATGGCTCAGGCCCAAGAGGTGTTTCCGCCATTGGGTGGGGGCGGCAGCCCCTCGACCATCACGCTCAACAGCGGCACCAACTTCGGGATCACCGCGCCTGCAGACATGAACCTGGGCTCGACCTACACGCTGGGCACCACCAACGACAACCTGCGATTCAACGCACTCGGCTTAGGAACGGCAGCACCGACAGGCGCGGGCATGATTGCCGAAGCGATGGGCACGATTACGGCGGACGCTCCGGGCTTATTGACGACCGTGACCTGGAACAGCAGCGGCGTCGCCTTCACCCCATGGAAACTGAACGTCACCGACAGCGCCTCGGCTTCCGGGTCGCTGCTGGAAGACTTGCAGGTCGGCAGTGCCTCCAAATTCAAAGTGGATAAAGCGGGCAACCAGACCCTAGCCGGGAGCAGCACCACGACGGGGGCGGTGACCACGACCAGTGCGGGCGTGCGATTCAAAGCCGACACCTACGCGAACCGGCCCGGCTCTCCGGTAGAAGGTCAATGCTACTGGATGACCGATGCCGACTCCGGAACCTTCGGGGCCAACATCACGGCGGGCAGCGGCAGCAACCACGTCCTCGCCTGCTATGACGGGACGAACTGGACGGTGCATTGAGATCGCTCTCGGTCATCATTCCCAGCAAGACCGCGCGCAATTTTCTGCAGTGTGCGGAAGCCGTCCGGCGGTATGAACCGACGGCGCGGCTGGTTCTGGTCAATGACGGCATCCCCGATGTGGAAGCCCTGTTGCGCCCGGAGTTGCAGCCCTGCTCAAGCGTGCCTGGGATTCAACCCTTCTGCTTTTCACGGAATGTGAACCTGGGCATACGCGCCGTTCCCGAGGATGACATCCTGTTGCTCAACGATGACGCGCTGTTGCAGACGCCGGGAGGATTCACGCTGCTGCAAGAGACGGCCGAGGCGCATCCTGAACTGGGAGTGATTGCGTCCACAACGAATAGCGTGGGGAATCGGAATCAGTACCGGAAAGCTATCGGACTGCGGGAAGACCCGCGGCAAGTGTGCTTCATTGCCGTATTGATTCCGCGACTGACCATCGATCTGGTCGGGGAACTGGACGAGGACTATACCTGTTACTCGCACCAGGACGATGATTATTGTTATCGCGTTCGCCGAGCCGGATTGAAAATCGGAATTCACGATGCTTGTTTTGTCGATCACCTCACGCTACCGAGCACGTTCCGACGGCCGGGCGGTCCCGGCGGTGAACTGGAAACGGGCGCACGCATCTTTAGACAGAAATGGGGCGATTGTTCGCTGTAAAAGTGGCCGATGTTTCCGATAAGCCCTGGATGCTCCCTTCCGTCATCGACTGGTTGGACTCCATTCTCCAAAAACAGTGGAACGTCTTGGAAGCCGGCTCCGGCGGCTCGACGGTCTTTCTGGCCCAACGGGTGGCCGCCGTCGTGTCCTATGAACATGACGAAGAATGGTACGAACGGGTGAAAGCCGAGCTGGAGAGTCGATCACTCCACAATGTCACGATGCGCTTGTGGGCCGAGTACCCGAAGTACGGACTGGATTATGCGGGACCGTTCGACCTGGCGCTGATCGACGGCCGCGGAAGAGTCCGCAGTTTATTCTGTGCGTCGCGGTGCATTCGTCCGGGAGGATGGCTTGTCCTCGATGACTCGCAGCGCCGTTGGTATGCCCCCGCGATCACCTTTATGGAGTGCATTGCCCAGCAGTCCGTCGTGTTTGGGGATAGTCAGTATCAAGCCACGGCATGGAAGCTCTGAACGCCGGTTCCTTCTTTGCGAACTCGGAGGCCGGCTTTGTCGATATCCGGTCGTGGCAGTAGTTGAACTACTGCCGCAGACCGGCATGCTCAAATTAAATCTGGGATGTGGACCACGGACGCTCCCGGGCTTCGCCAATCTCGATAAGGTCATGGGGTGGCGGTTCGAACACGGGTTGTGGCCGTATGCCCAGGGCAGCGTTTCGGGGATCACCATCTCGCATGCCCTATCGTATCTCCAGGAGCAGTTCTGGCCGATGGCCTTAAAGGAATGCTTCCGCGTGCTGGAGGCAGGGGGCGTGCTGCGCATCACCGATGACGATAACGAATCGCTTTCCAGCAAGCGGTTCCTCGAGCCATGGCATGAAACGGTCACCGGTACCGGACCCGCCAAGATGCGCCGATTCCTGGAGGCGATCGGATTTCAAGTGTTCGACGTGGCGCGGGACGAGACGCACTTTAAGGACAATTCCCTGATTCAAGCGTACCGGGAGGAGACTCCACCCTATTACTTTTTCATTGAAGGGCTGAAACCCTCTGAAACGGCTGATCGTCAACGCCGATGACTACGGCCTCTGCCGCAGCGTGGACGAGGCGATTGAGGAATGCATCCAGGCGGGCGTCGTGACCTCCGCTTCCTGTTTGGTGTATCGCGACAGGATACACGCGATTCCGGAATGCATGCGCGGCAAGCTGGGCGTGCACCTGAGATTGACGGATGGCACACCGGTCCTCGCGAACAGTCCGCTGGCCGGGCCCGATGGTCAGTTCGTGCGGCATCCTCTGGACCTGCCCACCTTCACCTTAGACGACGTCTTGGAAGAATGGACGGCACAGGTGATCCGGTTCCGGGAGTCGGGTGTTTCCCCGACGCACCTGGACAGTCACCATCATGTGCACGCGGGATTTTCCGGAGTCTACAGCTGGATCGCCAAACGCTGTGAAGTGGCGGTCGTGGGATTTTCCCCAGTCATGGTTCAGCAATTCCGCGCTTCCGGTTTGCGCTGTCCCGATGCGCTGTATACCGGACCGCTGGACCTGAATGATCCGCAATTCCAGACGATGTTCGACCATGGGCACCATACCGTGGTGATGACGGCCCACCCGGGAAGGGTGGATGACGAATTGCGCCGCAAGTCGCATCTGACCGACCGCCGGCAGCGCGAATTGGAGTTCCTTCGGAGCTTCGCATTCAAGCAGTGGCGGGAGCGGGAAGGCGTGTCCCTGATCGGCATGGCTGAACTATGATCATTACTGGGAAGTCAAGCGACGGCCCCATGATCGACCTGCTCTATTTGACCCACAATCGAAGGAAGTTCACCGAAGCCTCCCTCCGTCAACTCATCCTCAGCACGAACTGGAGCCTGGTCTCACGGTTCATGATCTACGACGACCATTCCACGGACGGAACCTATGAGCACTTGCAACACGCGTCCCAAGCGCATCGCGACTGGGGTGTCACTCCAGCGATGCCCGCCCCGGAACTCTGCAGCGGCGAATACGGCGGCCCGGTGGCGGTCATGAATGATTATCTTTCGGAACGGGATCCGCAAAAGCCACAACTGTTCGCCAAGATCGACTCCGACACGATGGTGCCTCCCGGGTGGCTGGATGCCTGTGTGGACGTCATGCGCCGTCACCGGGAACTGGGTTTGCTCGGGATCGAGGCGTTTTGCGTGGTGAACGCGGCCAAGCAGGTGCGGTCCTATCGGTCGACGCCCTACATCGGCGGCATCGGTCTGATGCGGGCGGAAGCCTTCGTGACGTTGCCGCGGCCCAATGGCCGGTTCGGGTTTACCGCCTGGCAGGAGAACGCGCCAAAGGTCCACAAGGGCTGGATCGATCCCGCACTGCCGGTGTTCCTCTTGGACCGATTGCCGCTGGAGCCGTGGCGGAGTCTTTCGAAGGAATATATTGCGAAGGGCTGGCAGCGGCAATGGCAGCCCTACACCGACGATCAGCGGGAACTCTGGTCCTGGTGGTGTGACTGAACTAGATGATTGTTGGGGCGCTGAGAATTAAGAACGAACAAAGATGGATCTCTAGAGTCCTCCGCTCCATGCTCCCGGTCTGCGAGCGCATATTTATCCTTGACGACCATTCCACCGACCAGACGCGGGAGATCTGCCTATCCTTTCGCGAAGTCGCGCTGTTTGAATCGCCATTTGAAGGCGTCCAGGAAACGCGTGATAAGAATGCGTTACTGGACACCATCGAAGCGCGGACGACCAACGGCGATGTCTGTGTCTTCCTGGACGGTGATGAAGAACTCGCTCCTGGGAGCGCCGCCATCATTCAAGCGCTGGCTGAGCAATCGCCTGCCGATGCTTATAGCTTTCAAGTGTTATATCTCTGGAACGATGAGCGAACCGTGCGAACGGATGGGATTTATGGCCGCTTCTATCGTCCGTCCATGTTCCGCCTGCACAAGGGGGACCGCTTCACGTCTTCATGCGGAGGCGGATTCCACTGCGGCAACGTCCCCGGTTCCAAAAACGCGACGCGATGCGATGTCCGACTGCTGCATTACGGCTACATGCACCGCGAGGACCGGATACGCAAGTGGCATTTCTATAACGCGCACGATCCTATGAATTTCCGTGAAGGCTATGACCCGCAGCATCCCGAGCGCCGCACATATCCGCATATCGTGCAAGGGGATGTGCCGGAGGTTCCAGCCAATGCGGTGTTGATCTATAGCGGCCCTTTGGAGTTGCAGACCTTGCCAATGGGCAAGACGCCATTAACACAACTGGCATGAAAACCTACGGCGAGCTGCGGCTCAGTCCGAATCAAGAATTCACCGAAGTATTGACCAAGGACGACGTGCGCACCTGGCTCGGCGCGGCCCCTCCCGATCCCGAGGACCAATCGGCGCAAGATGCGCTGCTGGACAGCTTGATTGTGGCGGCGCGCAGTGTGGCCGAGCAAGCCCAACACGTCGACCTGGTGGAAAAGCAGTGGGATTACCACCTCGACATGTGGCCGGGCTACCCGGATCAAGCCATCGAATTGCGCTACCCCTTGGTCTCGGTGGATAAGTTCAAGTACACCGACTCGCAGAACATCGTGCACACGATGGTCGAAGGCGTCAATTACGTTGTGGACACCGCACGCGGGGTCGTCACTCCACCTTGGGGACAAATCTGGCCATTATTCGCCCCACGACCCTCCTCGGCGATCTATATCCAGTTCACCTCGGGCTACACGTCCGACGATCCCTACTGGCAGGACATTGGCAGGCACGTGCTCCAAGGCATGCGGCTCCTGATCACCGGCTGGCATGAAGGGCGCTTTCCGTTTGGCCGTCAGGTGTTGGAGGTGCCGTACGGGCCGAGCGCGCTGCTCAGCTACGGGGCGCGGCCGCTCGTGGTGTAGATCCGTGGGCGTGGGTATCCGTGAACGCAAGCGGTCCCATTGGAGCGACGCGGAATTACATTCACTGGTATATCTCTTGCGCCGACAAAGGCTTCAGGGTTGGTCCACAAAGGTCATGCTGCTGGAAGCCCAGAAGTGGCTGCCCGGCCGCACCAAGGCTTCCATCGCTACAAAGTGCGCGCAGTTGCGCAAAGAAGGCAAAGCCTAAGGGATGCGGTTAGAAGGCAAAGCCTAAGTCATGCCGTTTGGCCGCTCGATCACCGAATGGTTTGGCGGGGACTGGCTGGGATTCAATCCCGGCCTCCTGAAGGACCGCGTGGACATCCAGCAGCAAGGCTTCGTGGAACAGAATGGCGTGGTGGTCCAGCAATGGACCTCGCTCTTTGACCGGAAACTGCCGGCGGCCATCGATGTGGGGGATGATCCCGCGGCGAGTGCCACCCAATCGGGCGGTCACGTCCAGTTTGAGGCGCTCCACTCGATCCTCATCCGCTGGACGCGGACGCCGATCCTGCCCGGCATGCGCGCCATCGTCGTCGACAATTCGTACACGCCCCCGGTCACGCACGAGTATGAAATCCGCGGGGTGAACAAACTTGGCAGAAGAAATTTCATGCTGGTCTTGCACTGCCAGGAGCTCAACGGGCCGGAATAACGGCCCTTCACAGTCGTTAATCAACAATCCACAGAAGCACATGCTCAAGCACAACGGAGTCGCCCCATCGCGCACGGACACAAGCACATCCTCCCTCGACTACACGCAACGCACGCCGATCTCCAGTACTCGCGAGACGCACGCACCCTAGACACAGGCGCATCTTCATCATGAGCCCGAGCACGCCACGACATCTCAAGCCAATTCCAACTTTCAACCGTTTCAAAAAGGAGAACAAACCATCATGTCTGGAGTTACCCATACCTTCAAAACAAGCGTGACCGTCCCCGGACTGCCCGCGATGCCGGCGGACCCCGCCGTCGTCGTCACGGCGGACTCGGCCGTCGAATACGAAGTGGACGTGCCCGCGGGCACGACGGTGACGATGGCGATCCCGACCATCACCAAGACCGACATCTACTCGATGATTCTCAATGCCGACAAGGCGGCGCTCAACGTCACCACGAATGACCCCAGCGGCCAACTCTTCGCGCTGGCCAAGAATGCGAGCGTGTTCTGGCACAATCAACTCAACGTGGACTTGTTCCCGAACCCGATCTCGACCTCCACGATCACCGAGTTCATCATCGCCAATCCCGGCACGGTCAACGCGGTCTTCCGTTGCAGCTTTCTGCTGAATATCGCCACCACCTAGAGCGGTTCGACGCGTGGCCTCCTTCAACAAGTTCAACTCCTTCGTCGAAGCCCTGGCGGAGAAGGTACACGATCTCGGCAGCGACACGCTGAAAGTCGCCTTAACCAATACCGCTCCGGCCGCGAGCCACACCGTGCTCGCGGACATCACGGAAATTGACTACACCTACTGCTCCACGCGCGACCTCACCGTCGCCTCCTCCTCTCAAACGGGAGGACTCTACAAATTGGTAGTCAACGATCTCACCCTGACGGCGGGGGGAGGCGCGGTCGGGCCCTTCCGCTACGTCGTGGTCTACAACGATTCCGCAGGAAGCCAAGAATTGATCGGCTGGTACGACTACGGCTCCTCCATTACGTTAGCGGATACGGAATCGCTGATGCTGGACTTCGACGGTGCCAACGGCCTGCTGCAGCTGCAATAGCCGGATGAAAGTCGTAGTCAGCGGCGGGCCGGCGTGAGGATTGAGCGGGCGCTCTACCAGCTGCTCAAGAACGATGCGGATCTGACCACGGCCGTCGGGGGACGGATCTTCGCGGGAACGATTCCGCGATCGACGACCGCGTCCACGCAAATCTATCCGCTCGTGGTCTATGCCCCGACCCGGGCCGGACACGATGTGACCCGCATCGTTTCGGGAGGCTGCCCACTCGTGGAGCAGCCGGTCGAGATCTTCTCGGCCTCGCGATTGAGTTACGACGAGGCGGCGGATTTGGATGATCGGATCGTGCATCTGCTCGACGAATTCTCGGGCACGGTGACCGATCCGGCGCTGAACGAATCGTTAGAGATCCAGGCCGTGTTCTCGACGAACTACGCGCACGTCTATTCGTACTTGGAAACCATCCAAGTCCATCAGTTTCTGACCGAGTTTCAGTTCCATTACCTCGACCCGCTACGGGTCAATACGTTCTAGCGAGACACGTTTTCGAAAGAGTTGCTGGCGCCTGTGAAGGCGCCATTTTTTTTGGATTTCACAACGGCCAGCGGCACGGTCTTTCGGACTGTAGCGAACGGCTGAGCCGATAGGAGTATACAGATGGCAGATCAGACACAAGCACAAATCGGCTCGAAGTCCGAGCTGGCCCACTGGAACGGCACCGCCTGGACCGCGCTGGGCAACGTCCGCTCCATTTCCGGCATTGGGGTCGCCCGATCCGAAGTGGATACCACCACGCTGGAGGATGACGCCATGAGCCGCATCCCCGGCCTGCGCGATGGCAAACAAGTGACCATCGCGTTCACCACGGGGGCGGCCACGGGGACGATCCCGCTCGTCCGGGGCTGGGTGGATAACGCGCTCGACGTCGATTTCCGATTCACCCTGCCCGCCCCGGCGAGCGACGTGCAGTATTTCACCCTCGTTCCGCTGGATTACACCTTCTCCGCCATCGATGCCGCGAAAGTGGTCGAGATTTCCTTCGTCGGTCGCATCACGGGCGCCGTTACCACGACGGCGTCGCACTAGTCAGGAGCCGGTGATGCTAAGTCGTGACGACATTTTCAAAGCGGCCACGCTGAAGACCGAGACCATCGACGTTCCCGAATGGGGCGGCCAAGTC